AGGGGTCCAGTAAGGAACAAACTATCAAGCGTTTCCTCAACAGCATTGACCGACTCTCCGACTCTGCTCGGTCACGCCTCGTAGTTGAGAACGACGACAAAGCCTCTCTATATTCAGTCAAACAATTATGTGATATCCTAGACGATACACCTGTTACATTTGACTATTTTCACCATAAATTCCATACCGATGATGTATCTGAGGAAGATGCATTTTTCATGGCGTATGAGACATGGGGTGACCACACACCCCTGTTCCACTATTCAGATAGTAGACAACAGTATGAAGACAATCAGTCCAAAAATACTGCACATTCTGACTATGTTTACAATTCTATCAACACATATGATATGCCTGTTGATATTGATTTGGAAGTAAAATCCAAAGAACTTGCACTGTTTAAATACTGGAATGATTTCGGCACTTGACAAGGATAGGTGGTTATGATTAGTTTTCTTGTAACGGTTAAAGATGAAGAGGAATATATTCCAAAACTTCTAGACCAATTAAAAGATGTAGCTACAGAAGAAGATGAAATAGTATTTCTATCTGATTTTTCAGATTATCCAACATTATCTCTATTAGAAAATTTTAAAGATGATAATCCAGAACTGGATATTGAAATTTATTCACATCATCTGAATGGAAATTTTGCTGAACATAAAAACTTTGGTAAAGAACAATGTAGTAATAAATGGATTTTCCAAATTGATGCTGATGAATATATGTCAGATTATTTAGCAACTAATTTACATACTCTTCTTGAATATAATGGAGACACTGATTTAATTGCTGTTCCAAGAATTAATATCGTAAATGGTTTGACTCAAGAAGATGTACAAAAATGGAGATGGAGAGTTAATGAAATGGGTTGGGTCATGTGGCCAGATTTCCAAACCAGAATTTTCCAAAATAAATCAGAAATTAAATGGAAAAACAAGGTACATGAAGTGATTACTGGTCACAAATCATTCACTACATTACCACAAGAAAAAGAATGGGCACTGTACCATATTAAAGAAATTGAAAGACAGAGAGAACAAAATGCATTGTATGACACAATTTAAATACATATGTATATTAATAGGTTATAATAAAACAGCACCACTCCTGTTTTAATTGTTTCACTTAACAAGGAGTTCTAATGAAGATTAGGCTTATGTTAAGCTTTTTAGCAGTAGGTAGTTTAAGTAGTTTTATACCAGAAAAAATTGAGGAAAATATTCCTGTCGTAGAGATAGAAGAAATAGTAGTAAGTGAACCGCCAAAGGTTCATCAGCTAGACGAACTGATTGAAGCAATCGGTCAGTTAGAAAGCAACAATCGTTATGATGTGGTAAATTCTTATGGGTTTATGGGTAAGTATCAATTCAGTCCAAGAACAGTAGCATACCTTGGATATGATGTTACAAGAGAACAATTTCTTAATAACCCAGAGTTACAGGATAGTGTAATGGTTTCTTATCTAAGAAGCAATTACTCAAGTTTACAACATCATATCATGGTGTATGGATACACGATACATAACGGAGTATACATTACACCATCGTCAATCCTCGCTGGTGCTCACTTTGCTGGTGCTAGAGGAATGAAAAGGTTTTTAGAAAACAATGTTGGAACAACAGATTCCAATGGTATGACAATTACAAGATATATGGAAAAATTTACAGATTATGAATTAAATCTAGAGGATCTATAATATGGTAGTGGTGCTGGTTATATCTATTCTTGCAAATATTGCATTGATATATTCGTCGTTAATAACTCTTAGAAAGTTAGAACAATTTGAAGATATTACAGAAGAGTATGAATCTCGCATATTGTGGTTTTATGAAACTGCAAGTGATATTTTAGCAACCGCCCGTAAACTCGACAAAAGGGAGATGTTTGAAAAAGATGATGAAGTAGGACAACTATTTGAACAACTAATTGACGCCACAGGCGAACTAAGGAAGCTAATTTATGTCACCGAAGAAGAGACGGAGGAAAGCGAAGGGTAGAGTTTATTGGACACAAGAAACACAAGACGCTATCATTCGATACAATACAGAACCAGACGAATTATTTAGAGAAAAAATATTTAGGGACCACATATACGAGCCACTAGATAAGATGGCCGAAAATATAATTAACCGCTTTAAATTTCCTTATATGGATGGTTCATTTGAGGATATCAAAAGTGAAGTTATTTCTTACCTAATTTTAAAGCTCCCAAATTTCACTGAAGACAAAGGCAAGTCCTTCAGTTACTTTTCGGTTGTAGCTAAAAACTACCTCATACTCCAGAATAACAAACGATACAAAGAAGAGAAACGCACGGTTTATTTATCCGACAAAACCGATGAAAGTTATTCTGTTCAAGACACACTGATTATAGACCCCAATGAAACATATCATGAATCAGAACGTGTTGAGTTTATAAAATTATTTATAAAATATTGGGACGGCAATTTACACCAAATTTTTCCAAAAGACAAAGATTTGGAGATTGGCTATGCAATATTGCTACTTTTAAGTAAGTCCGGTCACATCAACAATTTTAACAAAAAAGCAATCTATTTAATGATACGAGACATTACAGATTGTAAGACCAGTGATATTACAAAAATCGTAAAAGAACTAAAGGTTATACTTGACAGACAATATAAATACTTTCAAAAAACCGGCAGAATCTCCGAATACCTTGACAAGTAAATATTTATAGTAAATGGAGATTTACTATGGAACAGCCAATATTTGACGACAAAACTTTATCTGGTGTTTTCAAAGACATTTACGAAAATACAGAAAGTAAAAGACAACAAATAAATCAGTTTATTCTTAAACTTACACAACTTATCAGAACTCCAGAAGATGCGTCGGTGATAGCTCCCGTCATCAAAGATTTTATGGAGGTCAATGTTAAGAACGACGAACACATTGTTCGTGTCGCACAGATTGCTCAAAGAGCTATGTCTATTGGTGCCAAAGCATCATCCACTTCAGACCTACTAACGGAAGAAGAAAAGAACCAACTTCTCAGTAACATCAGTTTTGAGATTGATGAATTGCAAGAAGAGGCAAAACAGGTTGAGGAAGAACTACAAAACCTGAGAAGTTAGTATGGTTAAAAATCTATTTTTTGATAGTGAAATAAGAGGTCGTTCTACACCCTTTGGTCCAACCCCACAACCAGTTGTAGTTCAAGATATAATTGTAAATGAAGAACACCCAGAATATTCTGGTGATGGTTTTAATATTGGAACTGTGTTTTTTAAATACACCGGAATGGGTGGCCACCACACTACTAGAGAAAGTTTATTTAGCGCTCGTCCAATGGATATCAGTATGCAAGAGTATCCATTAGTCGGTGAAACTGTATTGGTTCAAAAAATAGAAAATGTTCATTATTATACAAAAAAAATAAATGTAAATAAAACACTACAATATAATGCTTTGCCAAATTCAATAGAACGTTTTAGGGGAGCTAAATCACAACAAAATAGAACTATACAGAGTGAGCAAGCTAAAAATGATATATTACAACAAACGGATGGTAGTATACCAGAAGAACCACTTTTTAATTCAAGTTACACCCCAAGAGAAAATGTAAACAGTTTAAAATATTTTGATGGAGATATAATTTTTCAAAATCGTTTTGGGGCTACAATACGTCTTGGTTCTTCACAAATGCAAGATTCATTTAATCAAAACTGTCAAATAACTACAAATGATAATGGACAAGAAATTTGTGTACTAGGACCAACAAATAGTGGTAAAACTGATGCTATTTTAGTCATGAGAGTTGGTCAAAAACAAAATTCAAACACAACAACTGACACCTCATACGCACTTACAGTGGAAGATATAAACTTAGATTCTTCTTGTTTTGTTATGTCAGAAAAACAAGATATAAATTTTTATTTTTCTTCTAATTTTTTTACATTAGAAGAATTGGGAATAACAGATTATACACAAACCATAGATGATGGAACGGGAAATAATAAAACTGTACTGTCTGAAAATCAAGCAATTTTAAATAGTGGTAGAATTGTTTTAAATTCAAAAGAAAATGATGTAATACTTTCGTCTGAAAGAGATAGTATTTTTGGTAGTAATAGAAATGTCATTGCCGACGCCGGGAGTAATATTTATTTAAATCCAGCTGTTGGTAAAATATTTTTAGGAACTATATCGGGTGATAATTCAGTAGCAAAATATGAAGAGTTAAGAGTGGTGTTAGAAGATATATTGAATATGATACGTACATTATCAAATACCCCCGCTTCACCGGGAGCGCCACTATCACCTCCAACCGCTGCCAAAGTATCTAGTACGTTATTAAAGATATTTGACATAGAAAGCAACCTAGTTAAAATAAGAGACTGAACTATTTATAAAGGAACATAGGAGTACATTATGACTAGTAAAGAATTATCTAAATTAATCAGAGAGTTTGTTAGAAAAGAAATTGAACACCAAAAGGCAGAGATTATCAAAGAAGTCAAAGCCGAAATGTTTGATTTGATGATAGCTTCTAATAGACCACAACCACAACTACAAACCGAATCTGTTCAAGTAGGTACTGGTGGAACAGGAACACCAACCGCAGCCGACATGACAAGAGAGTCACTTAGAGAAATGTTTACATCTAAGTTAGGCATGGACATGGACTCGTTTAATTTCAATACGCAAAATGTCCAAGTTGGTCAACCACCAACACTACCAAAAACATTTGACGGTGGTGCTATAACAGAAAAACATCAAGAAGTATTTGATGTAATGAATAAAGATTACGGTCAGTTGATGAAAAAAATGGGAATCTAATAAATGGCTAGGGGATTCACATTACCACTTGAACGAGGAACGGGAGGATATTTTCAAACATCCGAAACTGTATTAGAACAGGTCAAGAGTAATTTTATTAACTTAATTTTAACAATTCCCGGCGAAAGATTCAACAATCCAGAGTTTGGTTGTGATATTCATAAATTGGTTTTTGATTTTAACAATGATGATTTTTCTGTTAATGCAAGACAAACAGTTGAAGATGCAGTTGAAAAGTGGATGCCATATTTGCAATTAGAAGAATTTGTTTTTCAACCAACCGACGATGACAAAAATAATTACAGAGCAAATATGTACGTAAAATATAGGTTATCTGAAAATCCTAACTTCACTGATGAAGTATTAATAAATTTTTGAGGATATTAAATGGCGATTAGTAAAACTTCGGCTGTTGTATTATCTGACCAAATAGATAAAAAACAGGTAAAATATTTAAACAAGGATTATTCTGAGTTTAAGAAAAACTTGGTCGATTTTGCTAAGTTTTACTTTCCAGATACCTACCAAGATTTTAGTGACGCGTCTCCCGGTTCTATCTTTATTGATATGGCTTCGTATGTCGGAGATGTGCTTTCTTATTACACAGATAATTCATTTAAAGAAAGTTTATTAGCTTACGCAGAAGAACGTGAAAATATTGTTGCAATTGCACAGGGATTGGGTTTCAAACCAAGACTGACATCTCCTTCATTTTGTAAAGTCGCACTTTCTGCTTTAGTACCTGCGGATTCTGACGGCAATTTAGATACTAGATTTCTTCCAAGAATAGCTGCTGGGTCTTCGTTTGGAGCTACAACTCAATTTGATGCTGGTACTTTTTTAACAGAAGATATTTGTGATTTTGGAGATAGTAATAATAGAACCGTACAAATATTTTCTTTAGATGGAGGAACAAATTTACCATCAACATATATTGTAACAAAAATTTGTAAGGTTGTTTCGGCTACAACAAAAACATTAGAATATACTGTCGGAAGCCCAACAAAATTTTTAAAAATAGCTATGACAGAAGACAATATAGTTGAAGTAGAATCTGTGGTTGATAGTGAAGGAAACACTTGGTATGAAGTAGATAATTTATCTCAAGATTACAGATTTGAAGATGTTTTAAAAAGCGTAAGGGGTTCAACCACTGCTCCCTTATATACAATCAAACCAGTAAAAGTGAATCGTAGATTTATTACCAGATTAAATAGAAACAACAAAATAGAATTAGTATTTGGTTCTGGTACGGGTGATTTAAGTGATGTATATGAAAATCCAGATTACAAATCTGTGTATGACCAACAATATTTGCAGAATATGACCAACGTGTCACTTGATACGTTAAATTTTACAAATAGTAATTCATTTGGTCTTGCGCCAGGAAACACAACACTAACAATAACCTATAGAGTTTCTAACGGTCTTCGTTCCAATGTTCCTTCTGGAACTATTAGTAAAATTGTTAACATAAATACATTAAATGAAACTAGAACTTTGAGTGCTAGTGACCTTGCTACATTTAATACAATGGTTTCTAGTATTACAGTAATTAACGAAGAGGCTGCTACTGGTGGTCTTAATAGTCCAACAACAGAACAACTAAGACAATCGGCCATTGGATTTGTGAATGCACAGGGCAGAATTGTAACTAGTCAGGATTATGAAAAACGTATCCTATCAATGCCTTCTAAATATGGTGCTATTGCAAAAGCATTTGCAATGAGAGATTCGGCTATAAGTGATATAGATAAAGTTAACAATTCACAAGGTACAACAAGTGGAATAGACGACGATGTGGTATACGTTGATGATGACCCGGTTAACAATAACATAAACTTATATATGTTGGGTTATGATAGTGACAGAAGATTAATCTCATTAAATAATGATGTAAAATTCAATGTTAAAAAATTCTTGAAAGGTTATAGAATGATGACAGATAGAATTAACATTCTAGATGCATTTAGAGTTTCTATTGGAGTTAACTATACAATAGTAGCTTATAAGGGATTTAATTCTTACGAAGTATTGGCAAAATGTTCTGATGCTGTAGCTCAATATTTTAACATTGATAATTGGAATATCAATCAACCAATTTTGATAGACGATTTACTATTGACCATAGCTAGAATAGAAGGAGTACAATCGGTCACTACTATTGATATTGTAAACAAGTACCAACAACGTGATGGTAGAGATTATGCACCATACACATACAATGTCTCTGCAACGGGTGGTAACAGAAGTAATAACATTATATATCCTTCAGTAGACCCATGTATATTTGAGTTACGTTACCCAGAAAACGATATCGTAGGGACGGCACTACAATGAGTAGAGTATATTTAGAACCAACCAAGGACGCTACTATCTATGAAGTATTCAGTACCTTAAATACAGGATACGATGAGATACTAGAAGTCGGTAAGTTAAGAAATGACAAAGAGTTTACTAATGGTGCCGTTCGTTCGTTAATACAATTTGATTTGACCGACTTACAGGGAGCGCCCACAACATCTGTGGTCTTCCTTAACTTGACCGTTGCACACGCAGAAAAACTCCGTCAAGATGAGTTAGTGTATATCTGTCAAGTATCAAGTTCTTGGAACGAGGGTTCTGGATATACAATGCAAACACCATTTGTTTCTGATGATGGTGTGACTTGGAGAACAAAAACAAGTGGGTCATACTGGAACGCTAGTGGAAGTGACTACCTAACCGACATCGTGGTCAGTCAATCCGTAACCGATTTAACCAACGATGAACTAAGAATAAATGTAACAGATTTGATTGCTCCAATGATTTCTGGGTCATCACTGACCGACAACTATGGACTAATTTTATTCTTCACAGGTAGTTCAGAAGACGATAACGACAACGAAGGCAACATTAGATTCTTCTCAAGACAAACACACACAGTACACGAACCACGACTAGAACTTGCTTGGTTAAACCAAACATTTACAACTGGTTCGTTGTCAGCATTACCAAATTTTGACATTGAGTTAGCACCAAAGAACTTAAAGTCAGAATACACAAAAGGTGACAAGTCAAAACTATACTTTACAGTAAGAGACAAGTATCCTGCTAAAACATACACAAATACTTCCAGATTCAGTAACAAATATTATTTACCGTCTGGTTCACAATTTAGTATTGTTGACGCCGGGTCAGGAACAACGATTGTTCCATTTGACCAATACTCACACGTTGATTGTGATACTGTTGCATCATATATCTTAGTTGATACAACACCATTATACAAGAACAGACATTACGACTTAAAGTTAAAGGTTACTTTGGGTAGTGAAACAATGATAACAAAACCATTTAGGTTTAAAGTCGTATGACCATACCACAAGGTAAACTTCCAAACAAGCATTACACCTCTTTGCCAACTGGTTCTGCTAAAACATTACCAGAACAAGCAATATACCCTAATAATGTAAAACGAGTTGTGGTTAAAGCAAATAGTTCAAATTATCTAGAACCACAATTTTTAAATTTAGAATCAAATACATTTACTACCATTGATAGAAATTTTGATGAATTATATCCAAATGTAGATTTTGAGGAATTATAATGCCTACATCTATAAACTATAAACAAAATATTAATAATCCAAAAATACAACCGGGACAAAAAATTCAACGTGTTCTTGTTAATGAACAATATGTAATTAAACAACAAGATTCTGAACTTTACTATGGTTTGGACAGAGACAGAGAATTTGTTGAGATGCATTTCTATGTTCCAGATACAGAAACTCTTGTGTATTCTGCAACAATACCATTAGCAGAACCATATCTCGTTGTAACAAATAATAATACTAATAAAGAAGACGGAGTATTACAATTACAATTATTTATTTGGTCAGAACCATCTAGTGATTATAATCAAATACGTAACGATGACTTACAAACAAAATATTTAGAAGGATTGCCTTCTGGATATTATGATGTTATTATAAACTTTTTTGCAGATGAGATTGGAACATATAATGATATTGATTGGAGAATAAAAACTATATCTCCATCAAAAAGAGAAATTGTGTTACACGCAAATCCACAACAAGATGGTAGTGGTGTAGTAAATTTTAGTGATACTGTTCGTAGAGATTATGAACAATTTTTATATACATCTATATTTTATAACGAATTTGTAGATTTGTTAGAATTATATTTTGCTGATAGTGATACATTATACAATGATACAATCGCCAGTTTAAATAAAAAACAATTAGATAAAGCACAAACATATATCCCAGATTTTCCGCAGTACATATTAGAATTATTACAACACGCGGGGTTTGATATTGGTGATTGGGTTAACAACGAAAAATCTTCAGACAACCCCGGCGGCGCTAGATGGAGAATACAACAAGATAGATTTAAAGAAGCTTTAGGTGTTATAGCATCTTCTATTGCACAAGAACATTTACGTACTATAACTACAAATGATTCTGGACCCGTACCCTTTATAATTGACGAATGAGTATAATAATAGTAAAACTACGACCCGATGGTGGTCGAGAACCAATGACCCTTGGTAGAAAACTAACCCGAAAATATACCGATGGGTATATTTCTCCCAACGGAGACATTGTAGAAAACTATGCGGTTAGTTATGTGCCACAAGATGGTGATACTAACGTAACCGTAACATTTCCACCAAAACAAGGAACAAATGATACATTTGAAATATTATTTGAGTCCGAAGAAAAGGGTAATTTAAATAATCAAACAATACAATTAGAAGATTTTACACAACAAGTTGGAGTAGGCAAACAATTCCCATTCAGTGTACGTATAGTTAAATCTGTAGCAGAAACATTGAATGGTAATATTACAAACCACATTTTCAATAGACAAATTTTAGTCAATAAGGCGTCTACAGAATTAACTCTTGGTCTTAGATTTGCTTTGAATACAAATAGAATTTCTTTTGAAACTATAGAAGAAACACAAAAAGAAATTGCAGTACAATTATTTTTAGATAATGACGCCGGAGAATCACAATTGGTTCCGGTCAATGTTATTGAAGCAAATACCGCAGACACAATTAATTTATATAAGGCCGTTTTTGTTCCTAAGTTTGAAGGTCAAGAACCACGTTCACAGGCAGTACGAAGGGGACTTGGTTATGATGTCAACCGACCGAATTCATATATTTTTCAATTCAATAGAATTAGTACTTCTGGTGATGTAAATGATGATTGGGATATTACGTTTAATAAAACAGGATATCTAGATGGATTTGGAAATGAATTACTAGGAACAACTCAAAGATTGAATGTAACTAGTGGTGAGATATTAGTACCGGATAACCGATACATCACTAGAATGTTTGAGGGAGAGCAGGAACTTAATAGATTTGTTGATAAAAACACTGGTGGCACAATTGATATACCAAATCTTTTCTTACGAACATTCTTCTTTGATGGAACAACTGTTGGTGCAAGAGTGGCTGATGACGATGTATTAGAATACTATTTAGAGGTTGGTGCTTCGGGTGTTGTTCCCGGTTCCATAGAAGTATTGGGTGCTACTAGAATAGAATTGTCACAAGAATCTAGTTTAGGAACACAAAGATATGGTCCAATCCAACCCGGCGAACAACTAAATATATTTGGTCAGATGGATAGTAATGTGGGTAGAATAGATTTAACACATTACGCAATCTTACAAGAAACGGATGAAAATGGTAATAGAGTTTCTTCACAATTAGATGCACAGATGACCACATTTAATTTAACACAAGATAGTGATATTGGCGACGGAGGGGGTTCTGGTGGGGGAGGTGGTACAGACGGTGAAACTCTTACACCGGAAGTTGATGAGATTGATTTAAGTTTATTTGATACACAATTAATCACTCTAAACTTTAGTGATGTAACACTACAAGATTTTGCTTATGTAGAAAGTAATGGTTCTATTATTTCTCTTGACGAATCTGCTTGGTTAATCTTAAATGTTGGCACTAACGACCCAACTTATAGTGGTCCATATCAAACACAATTATTAACATACAGAATGAGAATAGATGAAAATGATATTAGTCCCCTCATTGACGGGTATCTACAATTTAGAGAAGTAATACAGAATCCCGGTCAATCAAAACAATATGGTCAATGGAATTATGTTCCATCAAACTCTGGTGAATACGCCAGAAGAGTTTCCCAAGGACAACCATTTGATGACCTACCAAGAACACTATTAACGGCAGAAACAATTGCTAATGGTAACAGATATATATCTATAGGGTTGGTTCCAACTAATGCAACATTCAGTGAGTATGAATTTAGAACTGT